ACCAAAAGAATATTTATCATTTGGTAAACTCATTGACAATTCTAATTCATTATAGACTCCAATTTTTGTACCATCATGTTGTAAATCTAAACCTATAAGATTTCTTGTTTTTTCATCTGCTTTTATGATCTCAGCTCTTCTTGAACATCTATCTAATATAGCAGCATCTATTATAGTTCTGTTTTCTTTTATCTTAAGAAACTCAAAGTAATCTATACCTTTTACATCTGCTATTTTTTCAATTCTTTTAGAATCTTCTTTTAGTCTTTGATGTAAATTCTTTTCTTCAAGTTGTTTTAGAATGACAGATTCATAATCTCTTAATGATTTAGAAGGATCAGGATCTAATTCATATTCTTTAAAGACATTGTTAATAATTTCTATAGAACTTTCGCTTGGCAAAGATTGCGGAGCTACAATAAATTTGCTGTCAAAATCTAAACCATCAAGCACTAAGTAATGTATAACAATTCCCTCTAGTAAATACTTAGCAATTTTCTCCTCTTTATCTTTAAGAACATATTCTTTATAAAATCTTTGAGGAGATTCAAGCAGCTTATTTAAGCTGCTATAACTAAAATTAAATTCTTTGTTGAAGAATTCTGTCTCTAACATGTTTTTGTCAACTGTATTGACTGTATTTGTATTAATCATTTATATGTGGTTTTATGAATCAAATTCTTCTGCTTCAATTTTTAAACAAGGACCCGGTATATAATATTGTTTTATATTAGCATTATCAAAATTAATATAATCTACAGTACATAAAGTTGTTATTGCTTGTACATTAGCTCTAGTAAACTTCTTATTGTCTTTAAGAATATTTGTTAATGTCATAAGACTCATTGATTTTACTGACTCCTTATCTAAATTAAAATAACTTAATAAACTTTTAAAATTTACATGGTTAAACTCTTTATATTTTATAAAAGATTTTCCATATTTTTTTAATATCATTAGTATATACATAAAACTTTTTTCATAATTACTATTAGCAAGTAATTCCATAGTCATTATTATAGAAGCATCATCCTCACTAGCACACATTAATACTAGGTCTTGATACTTTTCTTTATCTATAATAATAGAATCTTCATTAATATACTTTAGTAATTCATCTTGTTTATATACTAAACAATTATCAGAAAGACTTTTAATTTTAGAATTTATAGGCACAATAAACAATGTTCTAGAGCCTTGAGCATATCCTTGTTTAATAGCCCATGAACCATCACTTGTATAAAGTTGCAATCCTGTTTGGACATTGCCAGAAGGATCTTTGGGTGATCTATAATAAAACTCACTTGCTATAGAACTTTTTATGTATACATGTGAAAAATCATTAGCATCAACAAGCATTTTAAATCTTGTTTCTTTTGGATGATTTATATAACGTAACCAATGTTTAAAGTCATCAGATTTCATTTTATAAACATCACGTTTAAACAAGTGATCATTTGTTCTAGGTATTAAATCTGCTGGTGGAATAAATGCTATTGTAGCTTTCTTAGGTAGAATAGTAAAATTAAATTTTTCTTTAGCTTTAAACCTTGGCACTGTTGTTCCAGGAAATAAATATATTGTTTCTTCTTCTAATTTATTTCTTTCTAACTCATTTTGAATATTACAATGATGTTCAAAGTCTTCAAATAAACCACCATGTTCAATTCTTATATCTAACTGATTATGACTTATATAATCTATGTATAAATATTTAGTTAAATTCATGTCTTTAAAATTTTTAAAAGACCCCGAAGGGCCTTTTATTATTTCATAACTAATTTTTGTAACTGAGGATCAATAAATAGTTTTTGGAACTTTGTTTTATTCCCGTGTATAATCTTCTTAGCTAAGTGATATTTTAAATCATTAGTAAATACATCAGGATGTTTAATCAAAGCACTAATTCTATTTACAATTTCTGGTGTTACTGGATTAGACTCTGCATAATTAAGCGTAAAGTTAATTAATCTTGTAGATAAAATGCTAGCTATATCTGCTCTATAATCTACAGCTGGATTACCTCCATCACATATAGAACTAAGCAGCTCATCAATTACTTCTTTCTCATCTTTATGTAAGAGCATTCTTTTAGGACTAATGATTCTATCTAATCTATTGTTAATAAAACTTGTAAACAATGTAGATACTTCAGGGCCTACAGAGCCTTCACCACACATTTGAATTAATGGTAAATCTTTTTCAAATGATGGAATAGTTTCTAGTAGTTTAAAGAATGTAGTTAGAGATCTTGGATTAACTTTTTCATTAACAACTTCAGGATTCATCAATACAAAGTTAATACATCTACCATCAACCTTTTGAGTCTCTGCCCATTCAGCCCAACGTTCATGATTCCACTTCAATATTACTGAAACAAATCTAGTTCTTTGAGCAACGTCAATAGAGTTTACCAAATAGTTTCCGTCATCTGGATTAGCTGTAAGAACAATGTGCCAATCATCAGGAAGTTTCCAAGAAAGATATTCTTGTCTATCTACTAACTCCATAACAGCTTGAATAAACTTTACATCAGCACGATTCCAGTCATCAAGAATAAGTATACCGCCTCCTTCTTTGTTTGCAATCCATTCAGGTGGACAATAAGACATTCTTTTTTCTCCGGTAAATCTGTAACCTTGTTTTAGATATTCATTAGTAGCATTTTCATCAACCCAAATACATTCAGATTCTGATCCGCCTGGTACTTCTACAGTTTCATTAACTTTTTTAGTTACTTCCATACCATTAGGAAGCTTAACTTTTTTAAGAACTTGTCTAACTTCTGTTTTCTTTTCTGTACTTGTTCCTTCTTTACATAATTGAAACTGACGCAATGGAAAACCTACAAGATCACCTAAGTCTTCTATCTGTGCTAAGTTTAATTTAACACAACTTAAGTTGTTTTCTTCTGCAATTTGTAAAGCAACGCTTGTCTTACCAAGACCAGATTCACCAATAACTTCTGTTGCTACAGGTTTCTTACCGTCTTTTTGAATGTGTCTGTTGTTGTTAATAATGTGTTGCAAAAATGATTTCATTTCTGCAGAGTCTAAGCTAACTTGATTCATAATTCTAATTTAATAGTTGTTCCTGGCAATTCATCCCAAGCATTACCTTGTGAAGAAAGTACCCATAAAATATTTCCTTTTGCGTTTTCAGGTGCTGAACATTCTCCATCTGTAAAATAGAATAGACAACTAAACTCATTGAGTTTTTCATTGTAATAATCTATAACAGGTTGAAAGTCTGTCCCACCTCTACCGTGTATTTCTAAATCTTTTCTTGGATTAAATTTACTTATGTTAGATATTGCTGTATCACATTGTATAATTGTAACATCAGAACCTGTCTTCTTTATATGATGTAATTCATTAAGAAATTCTTTGAGTTCTTTTGTATTAACAGAAGCTGATGTATCTATAGCTGCTAGTACATGCTTGTGCTTTTTAAATTTTAAACCAGGAAAGTCTGGTAATCTTTTGTTGAACTTTCTTCTAGAAACTTTAGTATAAGTTCTTGTAGATTTACCAATAAACCTTCTCATATATCCTTTCCAATCAAACTTTGGCGGATCTATTTGTTTAAGCTTTTCAATTATACTTGCAATCTCACCAGGTACTGTACCACGCATCTTTTTTACCTGATCAGCTACTTGATCTAAGACATGTGCTGTTTGTGACTTTATCAATCTCTGAGTTGCTTCACTTATTTCTTCACTATCCCATTCATGTTCAGGAGTTGTAATTTCAGTTCCGTCACTTAAAGTAACACTGTTATCATTTCCTTCACATAAATCTTTTAAAGCATTACCTAACTCACTGTCTTCATTTTTTATCTTACTAAGCTCTTTGTAATAATATCTTGTACCAGCTTTGTAATCTAACTTATACCCTTGGTTAATATAAGTTTCTATAAAACAACCATCTTCAGGCAACCATGATCTTTCAATGTATTGATTAATCTCAATATCCATTGCTATATTTAATAGCTTTTTATCTTGAAGATCATTATAGTCTGTTAAATGAAAGAAAGCAATGTGTAATAACTCATGTTTTAATATGCCTACTTTTTGTATTGGAGAAAGTGTTTGCCAAAAATCAGGATTAATAGCTAACTCATAGTTAATACCTTTAACGCAAACACCTGCTGTAGGCACTTTCTTTTGGGACCAAATTTTATTTAGTGACATAAGAAGAAGCCCGTAATAGGCTTCTCTTAACATAAGTTCTTTAGATGCTTTAGCTAAACTTTCTATATTATCTCTCATCTTTAATTTTTATTATTACATCTTCAACAAAAGTATATCCGGTATCAATAAGTTTATTCTTAAAATCCATTGAAAAAGAATCTATTAAAGATTGTTTTGCTTCATAATCAAACTTGCCTTCATTAACTATTTTAAATAATTGTTTATATGTAAGGTGTGATATACCAGGTCTAAAATCATCATCTAAGTAATCTTTTACTGCATTAGTTAGATTATCATAAAAAGTTTTATAGTTTGTCTTTATATGTTTATCAGCTACAATACCTTGTTTAAGTACAAGTAATATGTTTATCACATTATAATCTGTTAGTTCTAAATTTTCCATTATGGTTAAACCAACAGTCCAGTTCTCATGATCTCTTGAAGATATCATAGACAGTATAGAATCAAACTCTTGTTTTTCTAGCATTTTGTTTTCCATATTAGTCATTTAATTTTTCTGTTCTTATCATCCACATAGGTGGCTTTTTTGCATTTATATTATCTACCCATTCTTTTGCTGAAGGTATATAACCAAAGCAGTCTTCTTTAACATGTTGTTCTCCAACATATCTGGTATAAACTGTTTTACCATCTGAATTTGTAAATGATTTACCAAATTTAGATTCACATTCAAATATACCTTCTGAATGATGCCTGAATATTCTATGTTTGCTATGACCTAGCCAACTCTTAGTTTCATCAAACCATTCATGTATATGAATATAATCTTCTATTATACCACCAAATTTTCTAACTGAAGATTTTGCATGTTGTAAAGGATGTGCCATTAAAATAAACTTTTAGAATGACCATAAAAATGAGTTTCTACATATCTTACATTATTATTAATGTTACACTCACCTGTAAATACATTTATGGTTATTATTCCAAACCCTCCATCATTATTATACCAATCTTCTATATCTTCTAGTAAATTATACATAATATCTTCTATTTCAGCTTCTAGTCCTGAATCAAGTTTTTTATCTATAGATAAATCTTCATGATGTATATAATTATCTTCTGAAAAATCTTCAAAGCTTAAGTTTTTTATTTCTGCTTTTTTATTATCAATATACAGTATCTCTTCTATAGCTCCACTATCTCCAGAACCTTCATAATATCCTTGTATATAACTTATTCCTAAGTCTTGTAGTTTAAACAATAGGATTCTGTTATCATCATCTAACTTTTTCATAAATTAAGTTTTATAAAATCTTCCTAAAATATTTTTATTTAAATACTCATCTTTTTCAAGAACTTCATTTACAAATTGAAACTTTGTTTCTTGATAAGTAAGCTCTGTTTTAGAGTAGCATATCTTAAGTATAGTTCTAACTATAGATATACCTTCTTTATGTGCTTTCTTTAATACTTCATTACTACTATAATACTTTTCATAGTCTGTTTTTTTAACCATAGTATATTTCTTAGCTCTTTTATCTGTCATAGCTGCAATAGCTTTCTTTCCAAATTTCTTTTTTCTAATTGAATAGAAATTCTTTTTGCCAATATACTTTACAAGTTTACCTTCAATTACCGCAGTCATTTCATATATAAAACCTACAGCGTTTTCAGGAATCATTTCTTCTGTAAATGTTTGATGGTTTAAAATCCAGCTCATAATAAATATTTAAGTAGGTAATTCTTTGCTTTCTCCTGTAAGAGCTTTTGTAATTAATGGATACAAATGATACATAGTATTTCTAACACCGTGTTGTTCTACTGAGTCTGACAGATCTTTCTCAAGCTTTAAGTGTACATAAGGGATATTATATTCTTGATTATATTTTTGCATTGCTCTTAGCCCTGCTTCATCATTATCAAATAATACACATACCTTTTTATACTTTTGTATAAACTCATTCATTAATGAATCAGGAAGCATTGTGTTTTCAGAATCTGGTGCAATACTTTCTATATTCTTCATACCGAGTTTATGTAAAGCTAATAAATCTTTCATAGAGCTACAGATGACTAAATATGGTTTATCATATTTTAGCTGGTCTAATCCTTGTATATAGCTTTTTACTTTAAAGAACTTCTTTTTTAGTTTAGGTGTATAGATTTTGTATAACTCATTCTTATCATTAAAATAGCCATACATGAATTGAGCTTTGATCTCTAATCTCTTTTCAGTATCTTCTTTTTCTAAAATATATGATTCTAAAGGTTGTATGTTATATGCTTCTAATATTTTAGAATCAATGTTATACTTAGTCCAATAGCTTTGATCTAACTTATTCCAATTACGCGGGTTTATAGTTTTGACTTTGTACTTTCCTTCAACTTTAAAATCTTTTACTTCAAACTTTTTATTACCACTTTTAAGATAATCACTATAGTCTTTAATAATTTTAACCGCAGCTTGAGCTTTAGACTTTAAATCATAAATTTCTTTTACTAAACTTAAAGCATCACCACCTCTATTTGTAGAATAATCTTTAAATAAATATTTGTCAGCTTCTTTATCAAAGTAAATAAACATTGATGGTCTGGTTTCTTTAGGATTAAATATAGATGTTATCTGTATATCCTGACCCTTTAAGTTTTCAGAAAGCTTTAGATAATATTTAAAGATCCACTCTGGAGGTATGCTATTAATATCTGATACTACATGTTTTGTTCTTATCATAATTAATATGTAATAAAAAAGGAAAGCCTAAAAAGACTTTCCTTGTAATTATAAAGTATACGTTCCTATTTATTTACCAAGCAAACTCTGTATTGTCTGCAGAATCATCAGTTGTATTGTCAAATTCTTCTACTTCTTCTGGTTTTTCTGCTTTCTTTAAATGTAAATCTTCATTATATACATGAACTTTTTCATTTGCATCTGCTTTAGCAAAACCTTTAGTGCCTTGAGAATATTTAGCAAACCAAAGGTTATGTCCAATATAACCATTTTGTTTGTAATATTCAGAACCTGCAACACAACATTCTAACCATTTGTCTGCAAAAGGTGCTTCTTCATTAAAACCTTGTACAAAATCTTCAATTGTTTCATACTTACCATCTGCATCATCAAACCATTTTTCACAGTCTGTTTCTTTACAAATGTTTTTGATGAACTTTAAAATTTGCATGTCTCTTTTAATTTCAACACCCTTATTGGTTACATTGTCTTTGTATGGCCAATCACTTGCTCTCACATTGCCTACTTGACCTTCATGTCTACCTAAAGATTCATTGTTTTTATCAATCCAAAAACCTTCAAAGTTTTCTATGGGTTCTGTTTCAACGCTTAATAGAATATGATAAGCATCATTTCTTTTCAAATAACTATTGTTTTGAATTAAACTGATGTTATTAATTTTCAATTTGTGATTACCAGGAGATATTACTTTTGGTATACCTCCTCCTTCTCCTGAAGAAACGTTTACGTCTTTTGTACTTAACATTTTTTTCTAATTTAATTTATTAATCTATGTATACTTTATCCCAATTTGTTTTAACTCCTTCTTCAGTCATTTCTGAAATAACAATTTGTTGATTTCTTAAGTGATCTGGTCTAGCTCCACAAGCAACATCATCACTTGTTTTGAAGTTAAGAATGTTCTGATTACCTTTTCTATATAGATAACCAATAGCATCTGACTGTGAAGAAATTATTCTTTTAATTTTACCTGTTAAATCTAGATCTGAACTTGTAAACTCAGCACCAGCTTTCTCTAGCATTATATCTTTTACGTGACCTACAATTATAATTCTTGGAGCAAGAGTCTTTATGTATTCTAGAACACTTGTTATAGCTTGTCTTAGCCATACATAACCTGCACCATTAGGTAAGTTTAAGATGTTACCATAAGTTTGCTTGCCTGTTTTAAACCAATTCTTTCCCATTGAAGATTTAGAATATAATTTTTCAGCAACAGGAATACATTTTTCTTCTAATGCAGTTACTGTATCTACAGCTATATATTTATAAGGATGGCCTTGTTCTTTTATTTCTGCACCAATAAGTTTTAAATCTTCAACAGTATCTACTTTTAGTTTTAAAGCATCTACATAATCAGAACCGTCTTCAAAATCTAATATAAGACAGTTTTCTAAATCAGCTAAGAGAGATGTTTTACCTACTTTAGGTTTAGAAAAAATGATAAGATTTTTAGGGCTTTGTGCAGAAGCTTTTATTTTCTTCTGTGGTAATACAATTTTTGTCATTTTAAATTATTTATTAAGTTATTTAACCATGCTTTATGACTGACAGGAAGTTTCCATTGTATAGCTGCATAATCTCTAAGTGTCATTGAACTATATGGAACATCTGCATCAGCATCTGGTAATGGTTCAAATATTAATTCACCTTGCTCAGCTACTTTTGTAACTTCAATTAATTCATCTTTAGGTATTAGATAACGTCTATCACCAGAAGTAGGATGAGGATCAGATTTTTCATACTCTGTATCATACGCATCATGATAAATCCATTTCCATAATCTTCTTTCTGGATCTTCAGGTTCATAATCTCTACTTACAAATTCAGTATAGATGTCTTGACCTTTAGTTATTTCACTTGGATAAAATGAAACAACCAGTTCACCTTTGTGCATATAACACATTTTAGGTATAAATTTAGGTTGTTTAACTTTTTCTTGTTTAAACAAATCTAAATGTTTGTCTTTTAATAATTCTATTTTCTGTTTTTTGCTTAATATATCTTTCTTTTTTTCATCAAGCTTTGTTGATAATCCCATACTTTAATATTTAATTTGATCTTATATTTCTTACATGCATGCCTGGAGCAGGCATTTCTATAACTTTCATTTGATTGAATAATGCTTTGAAAAAACTTACTCTAGTATCACCGTTTCTACACTTAAGAAAGTGCCATACCAATACTGTATCATCATCAATTATATATCTTTCTGGTCCGTAGTATTTAATAAACTTTTTTGCTGGTCTATTAACACCTATTACAATATCTGCATGTTGAAATAAAGCATCACCGCCTAAGATGTCTGTTTCTAAAACATAGTTTCCGTACTTTCCATCTTCATTTCTTTCAGGTTTTTCTACATCACGTTTTAGTTGTGAAAGAACAATGAATGCAATAGGATACCGTTTCTTTAAATCTGTTAATGCTTCTCCTAAATTATAAAGCATATCTGTTTTACTATTTTCAGATCTGCCTTGCTTAAATAAATTAGAGTGATCTACAGTTACTACAGTATTAATATATACTTTCTTACCATCAATTTCTTGAGCATAAGTTTCCATATAATCTGTAACAATAGATTTAAATGTTTCTACAGTACATGCTTTCTCAACAATATCTACAGGAAACTTGTCTATATCAACCATCTTTTTAGCATGCTCATGTAATTTTTGAAAGTCTTCTACTGTTAGTTTATCATTTTCATCTGCACTACAAATGTATTTGTATGGTTTATTTAATGCTGAAGAAAACTCTCTTACTTTAGAAGCTCTGGCAACCATTTCAAATTGGAATTCTAAAACTCTAATTGTTTGACCATTGTTTATTTCAAAACCTTCTCTTACAATTTGATCTTTGATAAGGGTTTTTCCTGTACCCGGTCTTCCGCCTATTACAGTTAGAGATTGCCATTCAAAACCGTTTACACCTGCATCATTTACTTTAGGCCAAGGAGTTTTGTAACTAGTTATTAATCCTTGTCTTCTTGCGTGTATATAACTAAGGGCTTCTTGATAGCCTTTCTTTTGACTCTGCCAAGCTTTATTACTCATAACTTTGATATTATTATAGGCTTTTATCTGCTATTCTATGCCCATTTTTACTTTAGTAAATTTACAAAAATACTCTAAGATTCCCAACAAAAACTCTATAATAAAGTATTGAATAATAGACATTTTTATAATAAAAATATTGATTATTGTATAGGCTAATAAACTAAATAAGATGCCTAAAATTACTGTGTTTACATGATAAAATGTTTTTGATTTCATTATACTACTTTTTGACGGAATATTGGTTTATCATCCATTTCTGCTCCTGACTCTACTAGTTCACAATAATCAGCAAGTTTGCTAATAAATGTTCTAGTTCCTGCGGGTTGTTTTCTAATAAAATACTGAGAACATGTCATGTACTTATCATCAAGTTCATATTCAGATACATATCTCTCAGTTGCTTTTAGAATAAGATCCCAAGAATAGTCATGATTTTCAAAAAACCATCTGAAACAAGTTTCTAAATTCTTAGTAGCACTTCTTGCTGCTCTACCGCTAGGAAGTTTTTTGTTTGGAAATAAATTTTTAAACACTAAAATGTTTTCTTTATAATTTTTATTCATTAACTGAGTTGATGTTTTAGTTTTTTGTATTTTAAAAAGCTTTTCAACCTGGTTAATAATTGTATGTGATTTGGGTTCTAATAAGTATTTGTTTTCTTTTTCTACAATCCACTTATCTTCTATTAAACTTTTTAGCTCTAATCTAAAATTCATTCTAATAGGTGTAACAGAATCATTTATACAACAAAGCAAATAGTATTGATTTGGAGTTAGTTCTGCAGTTGTTATCATATCAAACAACTCCATCTGTTTTAATAATTTACTCATCTTGATAAAAATTTTTTATATTTGTTAATGATCAATAAGCAAAATATAATATACATACTTTTAGGTATAATATTAATTATGTTCTTGTATATAATCTTTAGAAAACCATCTGAGATAACTAAAGTTATAACTAGCACTGAAGATTTAGAGAATATGATTAAAGCTAAAGAAGAGGAAAATCTTTTATTGCTTCAAACTATTGATTCTCTAAATAACAACAGAGCCTCTTTATATAAACAAATAGATAGTTTAGATAAAGTGAAAAATAAAATAAAAATAGAATACCGTGAAATATACAAGTATATTGATAATGCTACTAATCATCAACTTGACAGCATTATCCGCGCAAACTGGTGATACATTGACTTGCTTTAATAACGCTGAGTTACAGAAAATAGCTAACAAAGTTGTTTATGCTAATGAGTGTGACTCTACGCTTGGTGTCTTGAATCAAGAAATAAAGCTAAAAGATACCGTTATAGATAATCTCTCAGAGACTATAACTTTCCAAGACTCAATGCTTCTCAATAATGCATACGTTATTAAACAAAGAGATTTAATAATAGATATAAAAAAGACTGATCTTAACAATCTCTATAAGAAGTACAAAAAAAAGAATGCAGCTACTAAATGGTTGCAAGCTGGTTGGATTGCTACATCTGTGAGTTTAGTTGCAATATTGATAGCAGTTGCTGTGAGGTAGAGAAGAGAGGATGATAGTAACTACCATACAATCTTCTCTCCGTTATTCTCTTCTAATACTTTGTTAATATTGTTAAATAAGTCTCCACTATTCCATTTCTTTTGTTTTGCATAACCTGCAGCAGCAGGGTGAGGCGCAAAGAATTTATAGTTTATACTAGGTATATGTTTAGCCCACACTTTAGCTTTATTACCTAAGAATACATATATAAGCCCCGAGTTATAATGCCCTAATATGTCTAAGAGATATACAATAAAAGGTTTCCATAAATCTATGTGTGAACCTATCTTACCTATACGGCATGTAAGAGCTGTATTAAGCATTAGAATACCTTGATTAGACCATCTTGTTAAATCAGGATCCCACTCCATACCTTCTGGATATACTGTGTCTTCTATTTCTTTAAGCATGTAACGTAAAGAAGGTTGTGGTTTTTTAGAATAAGAACAACTAAAAGATATGCCGTCTGCAACTCCTGCTTGAGGGTAAGGGTCTTGACCTATAACAACAACTCTTAGGTCATTGTATGGACATTCAGTAAATGCTTTAAATATATCTTTGATTACTGGTGTGAAGCGATTACCGCTATTCATTTCATCCCACAAGTCATCTAGTATATTATAAAACTCTTTACTTAGTATAAAACTTTTTAATTTATCAGCCCATCCTGATGGAATAAGCTGTTCATATAATTTTTTTTGTATATCTGTCAGCTTGTCTTTTTTACTTTGTTGCATTTTATAATTATATTTGTTTAAAACTATTAGTTATGGATAATAAGAGAAATGTTAAAACTTATTCTATACCTTTAGATGAAACTGTTGATATTACAATATCAGGTAAAGCTTTAAGAGATCTTAAATATGTTTATGAAGCTTATATGCGAACTGCTAATGAACAAAAACAAATGGCAGCTATGTTATTTATTAGTGGTGTTTTTGAAGCTAAGATGCATGAATTAGAAAAAAATGAAGCTGAACGTGAGCGTAAAGTTAAAGAATTAAACGCTGTTTATGGTAAAGATTCTTTTGTTTTTAACGCCTTAACTTTAGCCACTTTCATAGGTGTTATAGAACAAACTTTTGCTGAAAAAGGTAAAGCTAAAGAAAAAGAAATAGAAGTAAACTTCTCTTCAGAATCAATAGCTAAGTTTTATGATGAACAATTAAAAGAATCTAAAAAGAAAGATTAACTAATTTTCCTATATCATTTAGCGTTTCAATAACTAAAGATAATTCTTCCTTAGAACAATCTGCAAATGATTTAGCATATCCTTCTGATGACCACAAATCTCCACGTACAAGCCCTGATTTTTGCTTTACTGTTAGTTTCATATCTTCAAAGGTATATCCTATCTCAGAAGCTAATTTTCTAATGCATGCGTGTATCTTAGCTAGCTGAGCTTTTGTACCATCTCCTGCATTAGCTTCTAGAAATATTTCAATTACTTGACCTTCAGATAAAGCATCTACAAATTCTTTATATTGTATCTTATCAAAAGCTGTTACATGTGTTAGTTTACCATTAACTTTTTTTAGTTTGATGGTAGTGATGTTATCTTTCATTTATTTGATATCCTTTTCTAATTTTTTTATAAACTTGATTCTGCAATAAATGCATAGCATCACTATAATCTAAAGGTATTTTGTTGCCTCTATATTTAGATTTATGTCCATATATTCTACCGTAAGTAAATATTACATCATATTTCTTTTCTTGATCTTGACTTTCTACTACTTCTGCTTGATACATTTTATATGCTGTACCTTCTGTATTAGTTAAATATACACTGGGACCCATAATTTATTGTTTATTGTGGTAAATACATAACAGTTGTGACTTATCATTTTTAACCATCACAACTTCATTCTTCTTATCTACAAACATTTCAAAACCTTTTTCAGTTCTGAAGTATGTGTATCTGTTAGTTTCTTTTTCCTTAGATAGAATTGCGTATTTAAAATACATAACAGGATCTGTTTCTGTTTTTACATAAACGCTATCTTCTGTAAATTTAAAACTAGTTCTATCAGGATTAGTTTTCTTTACACCTGTAGTTAAATTCTCATAATCATAACTTTCATAGTTATAAGTTTGAGAAAAACAACTTACAGAGGCTGTTAAAATTGTTATAAATGCTATTGCTTTCATAATTAAAATGGTTCTGAGCCGGGAGTCAAATCAAATTCAGATAACATATCCAACCCGTTGTTTTCTAATTTTTGTATAAGTTCAGTAAATTCTTCTGTTTCAATTGTAATGTTTGGTTCAAATCCAGGAACCCATTCTATAGTGGTAGTCTTATCTTTTTCATACATAGTTTCTACCATTATACTTTCAAAAAACTTATTCTTTTCTTCTTTATCTGTGACTTTAATGATTTTTCCAAACTGATCTCTCTTCCAATAAAAAGTATGTCTAAAGTTACATTCTTTATTAAAGCATATTAGATCAGCTTCATGTTTATCATTCATAAAAGTAACGCTCAACATATCTTCATTACATTGACGACATTTGTTTACGCTTTTTACAACTATTAAATCTTTCATTGTTTTAGTTTTAAAATGGTAAATCTAACATTACTTGAGCTATGTGATTATCATCTACCTTATACTTGGTCATAAGATCTATCATATCTCCATTACTCATACCTGTAAAGATACTGCATTCATTTAATATAATGTCATCATCTTCATCTTCTGGATTATTATCAAACACTTGGAAAAAATATCCTGATGCATGATCAAATCCATAGGCTATTGTATAATCTTTTTCTTCTAACTGTTTAGTATATCTACTCATAATTTTTAATTTAAACGTCTGCCCCAAAAATATCCAAGAGCACAAGTTAATATGGCAAGCAAAGCAGGTGCATGTTTTGCCATTATACCAATCATAATTAATAAGATAATAACTAAAGATAAAGCTGTTAGAATATCTAATAATTTATTTATATCAATCATATTTATCTTTTTTTATTATATTTAAATTGACAATTTATTTTTTATCTAGGGTTTCGGGATAAGAGCTACTGGTCAGGTAGCTCTTTTTTTAGCTTCTTTTAACTCATCAAGTAAACCAAGATTATAAGTATAATTTCTATCAAATGTTTCTTGATCATGTGTATAACCGAACTGTTCTTCAAAATGATTTATAAGATTTTGTTTAGCCTCAATAGCAGTGTCAAGGTTTTTAAATAGAGTAGACTCTATATTAGCGGCCATAGCTCTGCCATCAGACCTTCCGTCCATGTAATTTAAATCTTTGGAGTAATGCATATTAATTTTGTCTATAGTAATCTATATCATCATCTGACATATGATTCAGGTCAACTTCTAAATTCTTGTCAATATTCTCATACCCTTCTGGATTAAGTTCAGGGTCTGTTGACATGTTTGTTATTAACTGATTCTTTTCTGCAGCTTCTTTTCTTAAATTAGAATGAAACTCTTCTTCAGATTCTGACCTATAATAGATTAAAGCCTCTCCTTTTGGAGTCCAGCTGTTATCACAATGATTAACTGTTACAACAAGTACAGGTTCTCCATCATTCTCAGTAACGTTACCTATATGTGTACTTATCATTATTCTTTGATAAACATCTTCAATGTTTGTCTTAATTTTTAAACTTGTTAAAGCCATGATTTAGTATTTTGATATATGGGTTCTACCCATTTTATTTTAGATTGATCAAGGTGTTTTGTAGCATCCTTAACCCATTTTTTATCTATGCTATTTTCATAACAAAGGATGTGTATATCTGCTTTATCATCAGGATTTAATCTAAGCAGTCTACCAATCTTCTGAGAAGCTTTTCTATTATTCCCGTAAGAATGCAGTATGATGCCGCATTTTAATCCTGGTATAGTTACACCTTCACTAAGTTGTTCAACAGCACTTAATTTATTTATTATACCTTCTTTAAAATCATTTAGATTTTCTTTAGATTTTTTGTTTTTAGAATGTACACTGTGTCTACAAATAGCATCAGCTTGCTGTTGAGTGCTTGCAAATGCTATAGTCTTTTCTTTAGAATGATATAGCAAATGTTTTGCGTACTCTACTTTTAAAGGAAATTTTTGTAACAATTTCATCCTTTGTATTGTAGCTATTTGTTTTGCTTTAGGTGTAACAGCTCCATCAACTCTACTGCACCAATAGTTGTAATCACTTATTTCTGATGTATAAAATGTACGTGATCCATCTCTGGTTAATTTTGGTATTGTTTTTTCATTACTCAACATTAGCTTATGAACATATATCTGATAATCATTTAAGATTTTATCTTCAACAGCTTCATCAGTTTCATATTCATAAACAATAGGACAAAACCTGTTACACATTTTACCTTTCTCAGAAGTTTTATATACAGGATAAGTACCAGTAAGACCAATGATTTTACCACCTCTACTTTCAAACTCACTAAGCCAAGGTTTATAGTTTTCTTTTAAACTATGACACTCATCTAAATATACAATATCATAATGAAAATCTTGTTTCAGTAATGATACATAAGTTGTAAAGTTTATATGGTCTAATAAATATTCATAATTCCATTGCTCAGCATCATCTGTCCATGAATCAAATATCTTAACTCTAGGGGCTACTACTAAATATCTACATGTATCTGTATAATTTTTAGCCATATGCTTTAAACCAAGCAATGTTTTACCAACTCCCATTGATATTTGAACTCCTGCGTTATACTTGTTACCTATTGCGTTTAATGCTTCATTTTGTATTTCATTTTTAGTTTTCATAACTCTTTCATTATGTGACATTCTGGTTGCTCATCTCCAGGATCACTTATTATTGTAAACTTCATTTATTTAAATATTATATATTATAAAGATAATTAATTTATTCTAGATATGCTAAACCCTTTTTCTTTAGATTCAATTGGATGTTCTTCTATCCACATGTGACACTGTCTACATACAGGTAACCAAGTGCTTTCATCTAAAAAATTCTTACCAACTCTTCCTGCCTTATGATGCACATCTGTGGCAAATACAGTACAGACTCTCAATAATTTAGCTTTACAAAGAGTCTTAGAGTTTAAAAAAATTTTTCTCTTTAAGGCATATATAGTTTCTTCTTTACTTTTTTTAACGGAGCGGGCAGCAATAGGTTTATAAGTTTTTTTACTGGCAGTCTTTGTCATGGCCTGTTGGTTCATTGAACAAAACTTACAATACTTCTTGCCTTTTATATTTTTCCAAATATATTTTTCTTGCCCGCACCCGTTACATATTTTAGTTTTTGCTTTCATTCAAGCTAAAATAATTTTTTGGTAATATTCCTTCTTGAAATAATTTAAGAATAACATCTGCTTTTTTCAAACCTAACTCTTTAAAAGTTAATGTTGAAATAAAGTTTTTATCTGTGTACTCACATTCTTTTATATTTTTGCTTATAGGGCTATTATAAAAGATTTTTTCAAAGAAGTTTGACGTATATTTATTTACGAGTTCTTGCTTCCAAATGTTAATAACTTCTTGTGCTCTCTTATGTACTTTCATAATTCTTTTCTTCTTATGCCAGTGCATAGTTTGAAGTTCTTTTTTATCATACATTTTTAATCCAAAGAGAGCTTTCTTATACAAGAAATTTTGATAAGAAGATAGTTGATCACTATCTATTAACTGATAGTGTTTCTTGTAATAAGAACTAAGTTCTTGGAAGTTGTGGAATATGCCATCATATATTATTGACTGTGTGTTTTGACTTGCTTTCATTTTTCTATTTTTATTTGATTAAAAATTGTATAAAGGGAGCTGTTACACTCCCTTTATCTATACAATAATTAGTAATTTTTACAGCAGATCTAAATCATCTCCTGCATATGAAGACATTACTTGTTCTTCATCTTCTTTTAAGGCAGCATAAGCAGCAATGATGTCATCACCATTAGTATGTTCTACTTTAATATCAGTAGCTTTCATATTTAAGGTGTAAAAATTTCTACGGTAAATAGGCATGCCATCTTGACAGCATACTACACCGCTTCTACCTGCTACTTTGTAATCACGTTCTGGAAATTTCTTGTTAAAAGGTTCTAATGAATCTTTTACAATGATTTGTCCATCTACTTCTTGGTCTTTAGTCCAGCCAAAACATTTAAGATCTTCAACTGTGCCTGGAATAAGAGCAGAAAGTTTGCGTTTACGTGCAAAACCTGAGTCATCAATTATCATTTTGATTTGCTCAACTCTGATGTGTCCGTAATCTGGATTCTTTGGACTTCTGACAATTACATTACCTGCTTCATCAGCAGTAACTTTTACTTTTGAATTCATAACTTTGATTTATAAAATTGATTTGAAAAATGCACCAAAAAAAAAATAAAAAAAACAGAAGTGGTGCTTTTCTTCTGTTATTCTAAATTATCTAGGTTGATAGGACCGCGTGTATCTGTTTCATCATCATCAGGTTTATAATCTAAATCATCTTCTATAGATTTAAATTTCTGCTTTCTCCCTGTGAAACTTGCATTTGGTGACATATACTCACCATATCCGCTATTAGATAGCTGATGTAATTCTTCATCTGTAAGACTTAAGTATTCTTCAACAGATAAATATAAGACTTTACCATTAGGCAACTGATAAAACATTTTTTACATACATGATAATTTCAAATATAGCATATTTACTTTGTATCAACAATTATTAATATTTCTGCTATTTAAATAATACGCACTATATAGCTACAATTATTTAAGCGTAAATATTTTACCATTTTTTTGTATGTAATCTTTAGAATTTAATTCTTTTATTGCTCTTTCTGTGGTCCTTCTGCTTACGTTTAATAACTCTGATATATGTGTTATAGATGGAAAACAAGTTCTGTCTTTTCTTGCATATGTGCATAACAACGCATAAACAGCTTTGGCAGTTGTAGATAAAGACGGATCTTGGATAACATCTGCATCTACAATACCAAATCTTGTTTTCCTTTTCATTATACTATTTCTAAATTAACAGGATAATCTTCTACTAAACCTTTTATAGCTTTTTGAGAAATCTCAATAGTGTTTGTTTTTAAAGGATTATCATCAGTATAATATAAATAGTTATATGTTATGGTATATTGTTCCGTATACTTGTTATATTCTTCTACAGTAGCTTTTACCATATCTTTGATGATTAGACCTTTTTCTTCCATTAGCTCTTTGGCTATGTTCCAGGTTTCAATATAGCTTGTACCAACGTATACCTCATCATTAGCCGTATACTGACCTTCTTCAGGGTATACTCCTAATGTAGCTAAGAAAAGCTTTTTTACATCAAGATTTGATGCAGATATTAAAGATACAACAGCTTCTATTATTTCTGGATCATTGACTGTATTTTTGTTGATATTCTGCAGCCTGCTCTGTATCATAGATAAGGCAATTGTTTTATCTATGTTGAAATCTAATTCTATGCTTTTTTTGTTTTTTCTTTTCATGATTTGAATTTACTCTGTGTAATCTAGATTTAGTTAGGAAGAGATGATGATAGTAAAAAATAAAGAGACTACAAGAAAGAATCCTGCAGTCTCTAAAAGTTTATATGTGCAGAACTGCAAACGCGCTTACGCTATGACTATACGGTCATAACGCTCTACGTTTACAGTTCTGAGCATCAGCTCCATAGGAGTCTCTACAGACCCTTGAAGAACTGACTGTAGCACGGAAGGGCTAAATCCACTGACCAATCCCACACCTTGAGTATTGCACTTTGCAGGTACATTACCAAGTCTTCCGTTTACGTTCCAAAAGATGATATCAGGTCTGACATAACCTGCTTCAGCATACATCCTGCTAATGTATTGCAAAGCACTCTCCTTGGTATCAGTAGCCTGATTAAACTCCATATCACTAATGATAAGTAGCTTAGTTGGCATATCTGATGGAGATACGTTATGTTCAACTGCTTTATCTAGTATAAGTTTAAAAACTTTTTCTAGATCAGTGCTCATCCCCCAATCTGCTTGATACAGACTTGTAGCTCTCTCATATATGTTGTTACCAACTACATGATGGAACTGGGGATTTTCACTGAAGGTCATCACATAATCCTTGAAACAAGACTTGTTTCTTTCAGATATGTAAAGCCCTAAAGCAACAGACACCTCCATAGGCAAACCGCTCATAGAGCCTGAGACATCGCAAATTGGAAACAACCTCTCCTCACTACCCTCCATATAATCTATAAGATTACTCCACTGAGCCTGAATGGCATCAATGTTGTCTCTTTCTAGCTTAAGGATAAGTTCATGAGGATGAAGCACACCTGCATTGATAGAGGTTTTGCCCGCAAGGACATTCTCTATATACTTGGTGTAACGTTTCTCATCTTTGACAGCAAAGGTTCTACCATAGTTCTTCATGGCAACAGATGGTACATGCTCATATTGGATGTTACTCCAATCTTGCGCGCACATCTTCTGCTCAACCGTTTGGGATTTGGATACAATGTACTTGCGTAAATCTTTAGGTGTACAACCTTTGTATTTACGCATAGCATTGAACCATTCTCCCTTTCTCGGAAAGAACTTAGCGAGTAAGCCTGCGTTATCTGATTCCTCCAACTGAGTAGCTAAATAGTTTAGCATATCAGCATCAGGCTGGGCAGATTTGAAGATATCTTTCCAATAACCATACTCCTCAATATGTATAATAAGCTGTGAGAATAAATCTCTATCAACTTTATACAAGTAAGACATTATGGTTTGGAATAATCTCTTCTCTCCTGCCCCTCCTCTGCAATCTCTTGCCCAATACAAGATTTTACAGGCTAGTTGGGGGTTTTCAGCATAGGCACTGTTCCAAACTCTAATGATATCATCAGTAGACATATGTCTAGATGCTCCTGCTAGGAAGAACATATCTAGACATTTGTCCATAGATGTCTGGTTGGTTACACAACCGTTATCAGTTAAAGTTTGGATGTCTTGTAGTGCTTGTGTTAGTGTTACGTTTGTCATAGCTTTGATATTTGTGATTTGATTTAGATTTGATTTAATTTTGGGGAGAGCTATTACACTCTCCCCTGTTGTTAATTTGTGGCTTTCCAAGGGGTGTTAAATAGTACAGATTATGGATTCCCCTTATACGGAAAGCCTCTCTAGTGTTGTTGTAGTTATAGAGACTGCTGACATAATCTTTGTTTTTAAATAACGGTCAGGATGTTATGTGTAGTTAATGATTATAGATACTGCTGAATCATCCTTTAGCCGTTGGTGTAATCAGATTGATCTGTGTGTTGCTTTATTACTGATGTATTAATGCTGAATCAATCTTTCAAAAAACTTATTCTTTTGACAAGTTTTTAAACACACCTACTAATCTTCGGTGTGTCTAAGGCAGTTCCTAGGAAACTGTTGTCTACCTACAGCATTCACCGCTATGGTGTCTACGCTGCCAACTCCTCCTGAGTGCACCTGGAGATTATTCTCCAACGCTTTGGGCTTAAGCACCTGTTTATTCTGACCCAAATCAGATTACTGGATTCCAATGATATGTTGAGTACAAGTACTCTGTCATTGCATCTACATCTGAACCTGTTATTTCAGGTATATCAGATAAGATATCATCTAATCCATGTATGTTATCTACTATGACAATTTTGTACATGTCATTTCTGTATGTTTTGATTGCAAGTTTTACCTTTCCATTAGGTGTAGCTTGCCATGCTACTATTTTCATACGCTTTACTCTTTCTTTGATTTAATAAAGGTAATAAATTTTAAGTGATTTTACAAGAATGCGACACTGGTGACGCATAGGTACGACACCTGTGACGCAAAACTTGTATCTAAATTCACTTTTAACTCACTAGCTATGAACCACTTACGTGGCTTTTCTTATAACCTAACAATAGAATATAACATAAGAAGTATATACTCTATTGTTGTTATGTGCGTCACTGATGACGCATTTTTATTCTTTTGTGAGGTATTCTTCATAATGATTACCATGTTCATCTACAGATATTCCTATAATCATACGCTCTCCTGGCTTAAGCTTTTCAAACTCTTCATTGAGTTTTTCATTGTCATACTTGTTTTGCAGGAAGTAGAAATAGTTTTTCTCCTCATCTGTATAGTCATCTAGAGGTGCAAGTGACTGGACTCTGATTCCCATAGCTGTGGCATCATACTCTGACATGTTGTAATGCTCTAACAGCCAGTATGGCATTTCCATTCTGTCATTATTCTCACAGAGGTGTTGCCACTCAAATAGGTCATGATAATAATTTTTTATTCTGCTCATGTTCTATTAACTTTGTAGCTATATAGTATATTACTTTAGCTGTGTTAGCAATTTTGGTTTAATACAAGTACGGAGAATGTGGTAGGAGGTTGGTTCCTACTCACATATCTCCACATACTTGAAGTTTTTCCACGGTTTTACCCGCAAAAACTCTCTTATAAGTCCTCTAAACTTGCGTCTGCAGTGTTTTGAACAGTGTTTTGAGGTGCAGGTGCTTTAAATACACCTAAAATGCTCTGTGCTGCTTGTGCTGCAAGTGCATCTCCAAAGTTACCACCATACTGCTGAGCTAAGCTTGCAGCCTGATCAAATGCTGACATGTCTGGTACCACATTGCCATTTGACGTGATAATCAGCTTACCACTTGGTCCAACACATCTTGTTGTAAACCATAGAGGTGTTCCTGTTTCTTCATCTACTCTGTGGTAGTCTCCTTGTGCAGCCTCAAACTCTGCTAATTCTGTTGCGTTACCTGATACTCCGTAAACAAAGGTAGGATTTCCGTTTTTTGATCTGTAAGATCTGATTAGTGTAATGTTCATAATTTTGATTTGGTTAAAAAATTGTTGGTTAAAAAATTGATTACTGATTCTGACATATATTCATTACTTGCTCATAACGCTTATGCTAATAGAGCTGTAATAAATATATTAAGGAAAAGAAAGGAAAAAAAGTGGCTTTAAATGACTTTAAAAGACTTTTTACCCTAAACAAGCTGACATAGCTCAATTACAGTATGACTATAAGAGCTGACGTAGCTAAACTTGCGCAGAAAACGCAAGTAAATATTAATAAAAAGAAAGGAAAAAAAAAGAGTTGAAAAAAGAGTTGAAAAAATAACTTTAAAAGTCTTTAAAAGACTTTAAAGGAGTTGACAGAGATTCATTTCTTACTAGACTTGCCATTCTTACCATTTCTAGCGCGGTTAGTAGAGCGCTTTTCTCTTACTAGCTTGCCTGATTTAGTGTGGGACACGTCCATACCCGGTATACTCTTCTTTCTTGTGACCTTATTAAGCTTGGCTCTGTATTTCTTGCGCTCTGGTGTGCTGTGGTATTCTTTGTTGTAGGCATTCTTCTTTGCTCTTGCCTTGGGATTCTTAGCAAAGTATTTTGCTGACTTGCTTTTGCCTGTGCTTTTGCCAGCGTTGCGGTTTCTCTTATTTGTCTGTTTGCTCATATTTCTAATATACAAAAAATTTCTTGGATTTCCTCTGTATTCTGTATAATGTAGAAGGAAGGAGGATGATGATAGTAAA